CCTCTCAACAGTTATGCTTAGTCTAATCTTCCACTTCTTGCAAGAGGAAGTCTAGCGACTGTTCAAGGCCAATCAAGCCAGCATCTTCTTTCAGGATGTAGCCCGAAGGCTGGCCAACAAGAAGCTTGATTTCGCCAGTGCTTACGAAGTCAATAGTGCAAGAGACAATGGAGCTATCCTCCACTGTAATTCCTGCCCTTGTCACCATCGCCCCCACTTCGTAGAAGACGCTACTTGCGCCAGGGGTGGATGTGCCGTCAGTTAAGTAAAGCGCAAGGTCAAACTCGCTGCCAATGTCTAGTCGCTGAATGAGTTGAAGCATGAGCAAGGGCATTTCCTTTGCTCCGCTGGTCTTGTAGTCAAACAAGCAATCAATGGTGCCATTGCCGCTGATTAAGCCAGCCGTGTACTGGCTGCGAAACTTGTCCGCAAGGCTGGTTGTGTCAATGGCCTCACGGTCGGTGTTGAACGTATAGCTAGTGACATTGCCAAGCACGTTATAGGCCGTGTCCTTCACTTGTATCTCAATGTCAAGAGGAGCGCCAGTAAAAGCCTGCAGAGGCACTTCTCTCGCCCTTACGTTGTTTACAGCATCCTCAAAGCTGAGGAAGAATCGCAAGCCGCCCGCTGCATTCACATTGATGTAGAGGCTCACTTCATCGTTTAACCGGTTGTCAAGCCAGGTCGATGGAGGAAAGCAAACGAGCTTTCGCGGATCGCTAGTGAGCATCTCTAGCCGGTCGCCCGTTAGCAGGTTGTCAATAGCATTGTCAAAGCTAAGTCGGTTGAGTGACAGGTTTACGTCGTCTGGTACTATCTGCTCACTCAGTCGCCCATAGCTCAGCTTTAATCCACGCCGAAGTCGGATGTTCCCTTTGTGCCCAACGAATACTGTCATGCTGTTTCTTATTCAATCACGTCAAGGAAGTCGCCGTCCATCGTGAACTGAATGGAGACCGTGCTCAGTTCTCCAGTGCTAGAGCCGACTTGCGCGGAAGTAATGAAAGCGTCCAAGCGAATATCGTCTGGCGCTTGATTGCCCACGTTCAGAATGAGTCTCACTTTTTGATTATCAGTGATCGCCCCGCTCCGCATTATGTTACCCAACAACCTTGTGAACTCCGTATAAACTGCACCTTCTCCACTCTCCAGGCGATAGTAAAGAAGCGTTGCACTGCCAGTAGCACCTTTCACACCAGGGGTGAATGTATTGGCAACACTGCTAATGTCATTAGTGGAGAGCAGCTCTACCGTGGTCTCAAGCGACCAGTCACGGATTTTCGCTACCGGCTTGCCGTCAAAAACCAGTGATCCGGTGCGGCCAGTATAGAAGCCCATATCACCTATTGTTTTCTATCAGCTTAGCCACTAAGTACCACCAATGCCCTATAGCACCTTGAATAGGCTGTCGGAGAAGTTTGCAACCCTACTCAAGAGCTTTCCGGCGGAATCTTGACATGGGTGTTCCATGGCCTTGATAGTCACCTCTCCTTCCTCGTCCATTGCCACCTCTGTCACTCTGAACACGCGCTTTCTGTTGTTCTTCACGCCAAGCACAAACATCGCACCCTCTCTGCTTGCAAGGGAAGCTGCGCTAATGACTCCGGTTGTGGCATTATTCACGACGGCCACGCCAGACAAACTCTCGACTTTTTTTCCTGCTTGATACACAAGCATGTCGTAGTTGCCACTAACGATGGAGGAACGCAGTGGAATGTTGAGTTCCCCGCCTTGCATGATCATGCCGGAGGAGATGCGGTCCCAAGTGTTGAGCCCAATGTCCACGTAGATGTAGCTTCCAGGCGACACGGGAGAGTCAGTGGGGAATGTCTTGAACTCAACCCCCCGCCTCATCCATCGCCGCTGGTTACACAACAACTTACCGAACAAGACGGCCTGTTCCCGCTGTGTGACAAATTGCGATAAGTCAAACGTCTGCCTGATGGCAGTGCCCTCCTGTACGTCATTTAGGCTCACTTGCACACTTGCATTGCGTGGAAACACGTCTTGTACTTCCGTGTCTCGATAGATGACAGTGGCAATGAGGTCTTGTGAACTGTCGCCATAGTCCACAAACTCTTCCTTGTAGCTGCCCTCAAGGATGTTGCCTGCCGTGAACATGGCAGAAATTGTCACCTCACGATTCGCCTCTCCCCTTCTGTTGGTTGGCACTGCAGGGATGAGGGTTTCCTTGCCGCCAATCCTTGCAAGCTCCAGCAGGCTGTAAGGAGCCACTTCCGCCCAGAACTGCCGCCACGATGACAAGTCGGCAATCACGCCGTCCATGAACAAGCGGACGCCTAAACCATTGTTCTTGCAAAACCGCTTTGCAAGCGCCAGGCTTTCCCAGTCAATACCTTCTGGCTTGGCATATTTGCCAATCCCATTGTCCAGGTCAAGAACAGTGTCAGCGAAAATGTCAGGCGCGTAACTTGTGGAGTTGGCGTTTCTGCTGCGCGTGCCATCTTTCTCATCTACCACCCAGCTTTCCTTGCCTTCCGTCACATAGGCAGTAATGGAACGTAAATCCTGTACGCCCTTGCCTGAATACACGCCAAGCGCAGCCATGCTCATGGCCTCATACTTGCCGATTGTGCCGCCTATTTGCTGCTCGGTGACGGCAGTAATCTTGAACTCAGGCCCGCCCTCAAAACTGAATTGAGTGCTGGTATCAGACCGCACAGAGAACAAATCCCATTCATTGGTATAGATAGGGCCTCGCTCTTCCAGGGCGTTCTTGTTGAGCAGACCAGCGCTGATTAGAGTGCCAGTCCACTTAATTCTTCCTCCATTGCCTAGTCCGTAGCTAGAGCGCTTACCGCTGTTTTCAACGAAAGCAAACTGCCCTTGGCCACTATCCCGAGTCTCCGCGCCAATATCACCAATGGGCTCCATCTTGAACTCCCACTTCGCGGTAGACGGCGCCTTGAAATCCAGCCCGATGAAGTTGTCTTGATCCGCTGCGCGTCGAACGGCAAAGACGATAGGAATAGAAATGTAGTTGCGGTCGCCAGTCTTTCTGTAGCTAACAGTGAAAAATGCCATGCGCCCTTGAACGCCATTGTCACTCATCTTGTAGCCATCAGGAGCGTCTTTCTCCCCATACTTCTTCTGTCTCCCTTGGATGCGCCGAAACAGTTTGCAGCGCAGTGAAAACTTAACGTAGTCACAAGCAGTGACAGTTTGATAGGCAGCAGAGTCTGCCTTGACGAGGCATTTGGTATAGAAGTTATCATCGGCAGCCCCTTGCAAGTCTTCCCAGTTTTTAAGGGCGTAGTCGAGAAAGTTGATCGCTTCTTCTTTCTCTTTAATTAGGGAGTCCATATAGCCTTTGACGGCTTCTGTGCCAATGGCATCAGTGGTGAACTCTCCCTTCAAGTCGGCAACGCGCCTCTTGATAGCGACAATGCCACCAGTGCCATAGCGATTGCCGTCCAAACCAACAAACGGGCTGGTAGCCCTACGCAGGAATTGCGAATAGGCTTTACGTCGCTCAGCAATGCTGTCGCTCAGGATGTCGTCCTTAATCTCCCTGCGGCGCTCAATCTGCTTTTCTAGCTCCGCAATTCGCTTACCATCTGCCTCTAGCTTTGTTCCATCAGTCAGTACTTGAGTGCCGCTAATCTTGGCTGTCTCTGGGGAGAGCTTGTACGCTTCTAAGATGCGCTTTTCCAACTCTTCCTTAAGCCTGTCAATGTCTTTCTTGACGGCTTGAAACGCAGCATTGTTCTTCGCCTCTTTACGCAGTTGCTTGTCGTAGTCACCTGCCAGCACGTCGTCTCTAAGTTGACGCACTTTTTCCATGTCATCATCAAGCTCCTTCCGTAGCTTCGCAACAGACAGACGAGGCTTGTCCGACAAAAAGCGCTCAAGCTCTTTCTTGCTATTCGCCAGCGACCCTCCGCGAGTGACGATGTAAGACTGCCTTTCGTCTAGCTCGTCCCTCCATCTAATGGCTTCTGTGCCTTGGAAGGAATAACGCTTGCCTAGAAAGCGAAACTCAACGTCACCGGATTGCTCCGTGGTGGTGTCATAGTCGTCGCTATTGGTGACCCTCCTGAGGAACGTGGGGATGGCATCGGCGCGAGGGGCCTCGTCCAAAAGCTTGGGGCCTGTTGTTTCCGCGTCAGAAGCTTTTGCCTTGAGCACCTCTTGAGCGGTTTCTAGGTCTTCTCTGTCCTTGTCATCCCACGTTTTAGCTTTCGTTTCGTCGTATGGCGTGAGTGGCCTGCGGCCAGGCTCCACACATTCAAAGACGGCCTCCACTTCATTCTTGTCTAGGTTGGTCTCGTCACTCACGCCAACCAGCTTGAACTTTGCGCTGCCAAGCTTGTAGACAGCAGCTTGGTCAAGTGACGACACCATTTGATAGCGCAAGTTCTTAGCGGCTTCTTGAGCCACCTTGTCTTGTCGCCTAAATGCTTTCTCAAAAATAAGCGTGAGCTTATCGCCTTCTTTGTAGCGCACATCACTGCCCGACTGCCAGCTCCCTCCCTTAATGCGAATGCCCAAGTCCGCCCAGTCTGGCCGCCCTGACGTGCGACGTTCCTGAATCTCCACGTTCACTGGAATGGGATCGTAAACGCCAATGGAAGTGAGACTGCTAGGCGTGAAGGCTTGGCTGTAGCCCTCTAGGCGCTTGTCACCATCTCGCAATTGGCATACGTCAGAAGACGATGGGGCCCCGTCCCTAGTTGGATCTTTGCCATCACCCAACACTTTATTGTTGTAGCTGACATTGCCATTTTGGTTGTAATAGAGCCAAGTGTTGGCACCACTAAATTGGCCTAAGGGAAGTTGGCCAAATGCCACTCTTTCAAAGTCAATCGTTTTGACTTTCGCTGCGCCTACCAACAGAAGCAGTTGCATGAATTGACTGCTGCCATAGCTCTCCACGGCAGACCATACGAGCGACGTGGCGACGCGCACCGAACCACGAGCATTATCCTTGGAGCAGTAGACGAGGTTGACTGGCTGGCCGTATTGCGCAAGCTCCTGAGATGAGTTGAAGCCGAAGCGTGGACTAAAGCGCTGCTCTCTGGGGCGTCTCTGATTTTGTTCTTCTGGGCGCGGAGCAAGCAACGCTGCCGCCACTTGAAAGACAATGCCAACAATGGTAAGAACAAGTGCTGCAACTGCTGCTGTATTCTGAGGTTCTTCTAAAACTTGCTCAGGCGACTTTCCATAGTCCCTTGTTGCCATTAAGAAGTCGAGATACTCTTGCTTGGTAATACCAAGAGCTTCCACCAGTTGGTGTTCGTATGGCAGCAGCGGACGATTCATTTGCGCAGTCTAAAATAGTGGCCAATGGCAGGAGGCATGGGAGCAATCACCACGCCATTCTTTTTGTGAATGTGCAAGATTCGCCCATCATCCATTACTGTCCCCATCGCTCCTCCATTCTGCCCCTCCATGAGCACCACGGCATGAGGCTCCGGTCCTTCTAGGCGAGTGCCATTCTTTAGCAGCCATCGAGCCATGAACCACGATGGCAGAGAATCGTCGGTGTATTGCTCAAACACCCAAGCAAAGTCTGGCGCGTAGTCGTGGTAGCCAAGACGTTTATGCACTTCCGCAGCGAGCAGGCAGCAATCCACAGTGCCGCTTCCATCGCCAGGTACTGCGGCCCATGCCCGATTAAGCCCAATCAAGTCGTGGAAGCTCATTGCAGATAGAGTTCAGCATTTAGCGGCAGGATGCCTACATTGTCCACGCTTAGTGTGCGAGCAGGGAACGATGCTCCTACACTGTCCATTGCGCTCCTGAAGCGAAGTTCCACGGTCTCATCGCTATAGCTTGCGCCAATGCCAATGTAGTAGTCGGAAAAGCCTGGCACAAGTTGATCAGAGGCTGTCACCCATGCCGTTGTCAGCTCTAAGGCGCTGAGGCGGTTTCCGTCAGAAGCTTCCACCATCCGCACGATGATTTCCTCTGCAGGAAACAACACGCGGAATTGTTGGTTTTCGCCATTGAGACTTGCCATGGCGCCGTCCGCTTGGAATGGCGCGAAAGTGTAGCCTCGCCCGTTAAAATTTTTGCTCTGGCCAATGAAGTAGTTTTGCAGTCGATATGTAGCAGTTTTGTCTGCACTTGTGTAGTCAAAGAACTGGCAAAGGCGAATAACTGTCATAGGTCAATGTCACCCTGCAATTCAATGGTTACATTGCTGATTTCTCTATACACTGACTGAATGGTTGGAGGTCCAACGTATTCCCATTGAATGTCATAGGGAGACTGAATAAAACCCTGTAAATTGTTTGTCATTCCAGCAAAAAGGCCGTTAGGAAGCCTGAACCGCTCAAAACCTCCTGCAGTGTCCCTGTAATGACGCAACAATTCAACGGTATCAGGATCGTGGAGGTTCTGGTAGAAAAGGGAGAGCTTGTAACTATTGGGCTTATTGCCAAAGCTGCGCTTAACTGTCGCACCAGATAGCGCCCGATACGTCTTAATGGGAAACTGCCCAAGCGTGAACTCGCGCTGGGAGGGAACGATGGAGGGGAATGTTTGACTCATGATCAGCGCCCTCTCATGCCAATGCGGCTTCTAGTGGCAGGGCTCTGTTGAATCTTGTCGAGAGTCATGTTCATCCCACGAAGAGCACCGTCTTTTGCCGCTTGGCGACGAGTGGAAGCCATCGCTGCCTCTAGTTGATCCCTGCTGACGTATTCTACGCCGCCAATGTTGGTGCTCTCAAACTTCATGGAAAGAATAGGCGCCATAGCCTGCATTGGGCTCATGGTGTTCATTGCCTCGCGGAGAGAAGCTGATTGATCATTCATCTTCACAGGGATGGAGCGACCATCAGGCAGGGGGACAATCGCTTCGTTGTAGCGGCCTTCACCGACCAAGCCAAGTGTGGGACCATTCACCACCCCGCCATTGGCAAATGCTTGGAAGCCACCTTTCCACACAGCGCCATTAGCTGCCGTAAACATGCCCAGTTTTGGTACGGACACGCCACCGGAACCTCCACCGCCAAACAGCCCCATGGCGCTAAATCCGCCCAATGCGCTACCCAAGCTCATTGCAATGGAGCCAATGCCGCCAAGCACGCCAGACACGCCACCTTCCTTGATTTGACTGATGCCTGCTGTGATGCCGACAATGGAACTGGCCGCAATACCAACTGCAGAGACAGTTCTGCCAAGATTTTCCTGCCAAGTGGTTGTAGCAGTCGCGCCCTTCCGAGCTTCATCAACAAGCGATGAAGTGACTGCAGACGTGTTGGCATTGAACTGCTCCATTGCCTGTCCCATGCCTCCCAGTGAATCTGGGAACTGCCATGCCTGTTCAGACGCTTCTTGCATAGCCTTTCCGCTCATTTCAAAGGCTGGCGCATTTAGTACATTGCCCATCAAAGGCGATGGCAGAGAAGCGTTGCCTCCAAAGGTTTGTCCAGAGGCGCCAGCAGGGGTGCCTTGCAGTGCTGCCGTATTACGATCAAGGGCTGCAATTTGACGCTCCATAGCTGCAATGGTTTCAGCTCTCTGCTCTTCTTCGTTGGGCAGGCCAAAGATGTTGAGCAGTTGATCTTTGAAGAACTTTTCAACCGGCTTCATTGAGAAGTCGATGAACATTGTGAACACTTGCTTAGACAGACTTTCCTGCATCCGCTTAGCAGCTTCTTTAATGTCACCTCCGCTCATAATGTCAACGAACAAATCTTTGTAGCTGGACACAACGCCGTCAACGGCATCGTTCACCATGGAAACCGCTTCTTCTATTGCCTTTAGCGCGTCTGCTTGTCTTAATTGTGTCAAAGTTGTCTTCAGAGTTTCCGCTTCGACTTCCCGCAACGCATCGGGAAGTTCTTGTAGTCGATTGCGTTGGATCGTTAGCAGATCATTCAGCGCCTTAGTGGCCCTTGCATGATCATCAGAGCTGATTGCACCTTTCGCCAGTTGATCGTCATAAGACGCGATCTCAACAGTCGCTTCGCGTATTTGATTGTTGATAGCAGTTTCGATGGCGCTATAAGATGCCCTAGCGCGAGTCAGTTTTTCTGCTGCTTCAATGGCCTCAGCGGGAGCACCCTCTAAAATCAAGCGATTTCGCTCAGTAAGCACTTGATTGTCTAGCTTTAGCTGCTCAACAGGCAGTGTTTGTCCGATAGCTTCGCCAATAGCCAAGGACACATTGCGTCCTTCCTCCAAAAGCCTATTCATCAACTCCAAGTCTGCCATTGCTGTTTTTACTTTCCTTTCTTCTTCTGCCTGCTCGACGCTAAATTCAATATCCTGTTCACGCTTTTCCATGGAAAAAGACGGGCCAGACATTGGCATCCCCGCCGAATAACCGGCAAGCTTTTGATTGTAAAAACGCTCGATCTCTCCGAATGACTTGCCTCCCTGCCCGTAATAACTCGTACCAGTTCTTAGTGTTGGGAATGATGCCCATTCTGGGGCAAGCTTGTCGATACCAGAACGTGTTAATGGAGCAGCAGGATTAACTCCTCTTCTACGGGCAAGTTGCAACGCTCCAATGTCTTGATTGGCAGGCGAAAACGCTCTAAGCCCCAGGCTGTCCCATGTAGTCGAAAGGAATTGATAGCGCCCAGCGGCATCAGACCTATGGCCACCTCCACTGTTAATTACCCTTGGATGCCTGCTTAGGTCGCTAAATTGACGACCCGTAAACATAGTTTGATAGCCGCTATTGGGACGGTTGTAAGTTCCTTCTGCAAATGCAATTGTGTCAAGCAGTGCACGTTCGTGCGGACTCAAGCCTGTTGACGAAGGTAGAACCGGAGCTGATGGAGCCCCAGGAATCGTTCCAGCTTGCGCCGCAGGTACGGGAACAGTGGCAGCCTGCCGGGCGGCACTGCGCAACGCTTTAGCATTTTCTACTTTGAGTTGCGCCTCTCTGATCGCAGTGCTTCTTTCAAATACTGCATTAAGACTATTTAACCGTGCTTGCGCTAATTTTTTCTCAAGACTAATCTCAATGGCTTGTATCTCATTGGCGCGTGCGAGCCTGTAATCATATTCGTAATCAATAATGCGCTTCACTTCTTCAAAGCGCTGGCCTGTCAAGTTTTGCTCTGCAGTAAATGCAAGTTCCCGCAATGCGACCTGATGTTCTGCCGTTTTTGTGATTAGTTGTTGCTGTTGATTCGCAAGACGCTCTGCGTTGAGCCGATCTCGCTCGGCCTGTTTAGCGGCATCATCTTCTGCTTTCCGTGCTGCCTTGTCTGGATCGCCGGAAGGCTGTAGGTCAATGGGGGTGAGGGCGGGAGGCGCAGCAGCCTCGTCAAGCCCCTTGTACGCATACTCAACCTCTCCAAGCAATTGCTTTTCGCGCTGCAAGTAGCCTTCCACAAGAGACAAGTCGGTTACTCGACGCTTTATGCCCGTACGCAGATTGCCTTCCAGCTTAACTTGCAAGCCTAGATTTTTCAGTCGCTCTGCATCTTCTTGTGACACAAGATCGCCGCCCGGTCTCTGTACTTTTTCAAGAAGCGCAACATTCGCTTGGCGAGTGCGCTTTTCTGTCACCAGCTCGGTTGCGCCCATTGATCGTATAGCTTGCGCAGCCGATAGAGCTTCTTTTCTTGCATCGCTAAGGCGATTTGCAACCTTGCCAATATGAGTGACAAGTGCTTCAATCCCCAACAGGACGCCTCCCAAGAAAAGCCCGGTGATAGCCGTCCTCAAAAGACGAGCCGCAACAGCGCTTCTGCCTGCCGCCGCTGCGAAAGCAGTCAAGCCCCCACCGGCAAGGCGAACGTTGCGAATCAAGATGATTAACTGGCTAACGAGCGCTGCGATACCAGTGCGCGTCAGTAGCTGCACTGCAATCAGCGCCACGCCTGCTTTTGCAGCAAAGCCTGCCAACGCTGTACCGATGGGGGTATTGACAAAGCGTGCAGCTTGTTCCACTGCGAGCAACAATGATCTTCCAAGTATTTCAAAGGTGGGGCCTAAGCTCGCTATGATCCTTGCGAGAGATTGCCCAATCTCAGAGATTTGCTTGAAAGCAGTAAAAATGCGCCTAGCCAATCCGTCTAGCATATTGCCTGGGCTTTCGTTCCCAGCGGCAGCGGCGGCAAAAGCCTGAACAGCCTTGGTGGCCTCTCCCACGGCATCGGCAATCACTGGAAACACTGTGCGGGCAACAGTGTTGACTAACGGCTCAAATGCTTCGTACAGGCGAAGCAGACTGTTCTGCATTGCATTAAGAGCACCCTGCAGTGTTTGAGACGCTCCTTTTGCTCCAGCGCTGAATTTGGAATTAAGCAGGATGGCTACATTGTTAAGCACTTGCTGCATCGCCTTGCCCCTAAAAGCGCCGTCCTCCATCGCCTTGGAAAACTCAGGGATGGTCATTTGAGCGGCTTCTGCAAAAAGAGCTAATGAGCCAGGGAGAACGTCGCCCAACTGTCCGCGCAATTCTTCCGCAGTGATCTGCCCTTTGCTTGCCATCTGCGAAAGGGCGTATGTCACTCTGTCTACCTTGTCGGCACTCATGCCAAACGTGGCAGCCGCCTTTGTGATGCCAGTGAATAGCCCTTCAATTTCTTCTGCGCCAAATCCTGCAGGTTGCATTGAGGCATACATGCGGACAAAACCTTGCCGCACGCTGTCCAATGGAACAGAGAATTGATTAGCAAGAGAGCCTAGGAATTGGAACGAGCGGCCTGCTTCCTCCGTTGAGCCAGTGACCGCTTGTAGCTGGTTTCTTAGTGTTTGCAGCGTTGTGGCCGCTTGCAGCGTTTGACGCGGCAAGTCCATGATGAACGCCAAGCCCTTGTAGGCAGCGCCGTATAGCAGCACTTGTTTGGTTGCCTGTCCAAACTCGCCAGCCAATTCTTCCACCGCGCCCGCGAGAGGAAGCCTTGTCTGCCTGAAGAATCTATCGGTGCTGTTGAGTGCGCCACTGAGCCGAGACAACGCCTCGTAGCCCTTTGTAGCCGATGGCCCCATCATCCCGTCACTAGGGAATCCGCCCCTCCCGCCTCCATAGGGCGCAGGAGTCCGACCAACACCAGGGGGAAGTTGAGGTGGGCCGCCTCCACCAACGCCTTCTGCCATCACTGACAAGCCACGCGCCGCTGATCTTTGATACGCCTGTGCAATGCGATCTTGCACGGACATACCAGTAGCGGAAGGCAGTAATCCTGCGATCTGCCGACCACCCAACGCTGCCTGCATGGAAGTGCCAAGATCACGCACGTTTACGGAGCGCACTGCAGCATTTAACTCGGCTCTTATTGAATCGACAAAAGCATTAGCGGCTCCACGTAGAGCTTCTTTTAGAGATGGGGAAAGAATGTCGCCAACAAGTCGCTTTTGCTCTGCGAATGACGTGCCGGGTAGTGCTGCAAAGTTTGCGCCAGGCGGCAGCGCCCTGCCAGTAGAGGATGGGCCAATGGGAGGGCGAGAGCTTGGCGGCACCTGAGCAGGCCAGTTGATCGCAGGAGGGGCAAGCCTCGCTCTTCGTTGTGCCGCAACCTGCGCCGGGTCCATGCCCAGCATGTGGAAGACGCCCCTGGCAAACGTATCCAACACTCGCTGCACGCCGCTCCTGTCTGGATTGCGCATCACAGCCTGAGGATCAAGAAACTTCTTGATCATCTCCACTGACGCATCGGCAACAATCTTTTGAATGATGTTGCCCTTGTTTAGTTTGCTAACGCCAGATACATTCATCTGCTTAGCAATCTGCCTCAGTTGCTCATTCGTGAAGCCACCAGTCTCTAAGCGGGATTGAAGCTGCGAACGTCGAGCGGCTTCCGTGACGCCGCCGCCAGCCATTCGTGCCGCACCCATTGCGCTAATGGTTTGCATTCCACGCGCTACCTCGGCATCAATTTCTGCTTGCGTCTTGGCGCCGCCACGAATTGCTGCTGATTGCAGATTGGCCTTTACGTCAATAGTGGCAGAACCAAGCTTTCTAACTACATCTGCCTTGAACTTGCTCGCGGCACTATCGGACAGTGGCTGCAGTCCCACGGGAAGCAGTATCTTGCCCCCTTGAGCCATGATGCCTCTGTAGACATCAGCGCGAATCTTGCGGGCTTCACGCTGACTGACTGCTGCCCTGCCACTAACAGGAATCTCTAGCTTTGTATCTTGCAGTGCCTCCAGCCTGTCTTTCAGTTTTTCTGCTTTCGCTATGGAAGCGTCAAGCTGAACGTCTTTAATTTTCAGCGTGAACGTTTTGCTGTTCAGAAAACGATCAAGAGCCTTGTATTGAGTGACAATCAGGCGCCTGTCAAATTGCGTGCGCAGCGTAATTGGTTGCCCACCAAGCTGCGTGCCAATGGTTGAAATTTGCTGCCTGAGAAGAGCCAGGTCAAGACCAACTGATAGCCTTAGCTCAGGAGCGGCCATATCGCAGCAACATGCCTATTATCACTTAGCTTAACGAACTATTCTGCATTCTCACGCGAGGATGCAGTCTTGATCTCTTCTGCCAACATACCAATCAGTCTTCCATCCA